GCAGTTAATTCTGAATGACCTGATCGGTGAAGCAATGATCGCCAGCGACAACCTTGCCGCTGACGCGTTGCTTACAGCCGCAACAACTTCAGGTGTTTGGGATCTGTCCGTGACTGACTTGATGAAGTCGATCTACGACGCGGCAGTTGACATTTCGTCTACCCGCAACTTTTTCCCTACTCACATGTTTGTAGACCCAGCCACATGGGGCAAAATCGGCCAACTCGTTGACACGACAGGCCGACCAATTTTTCCAGCGATCGGGTCAAGCCTGCAAGGGTTCAACACTCTCGGCGCCGGCGACGCGCGTTCATGGTCGGGCATGAATCCGCTCGGTCTCGAAATCATTGTCGACGGAAACTTCGCGGCCAAGACGATGGTGATCACTAAAGTCGGTACGGGCTTCGGCGACGCGTTCGAATACTACGAACAGCAAAAAGGTCTTATGTCGGTGCAAGTGCCGTCGACGTTGGGCCGTGTCATGTCGTACCACTTGTATGCGTCAACGTTCGCCGCGATCCCTGGCATGATCCGCAAAATCACTCAAGCCTAGTTACCTGAAAGGCGGCTAAAAAAATGGCTACCTACACGGTTACCAGCGTTCAACGTTTGGACGACTACGCGGTTATCCAAACGTTGGAACCAGTTGCGGAACTAGCAGCAGGCCAAGATTTTACACTTGGCTCGCTTGCAGAGACCACACTCAACGGTGCGCAAACAATTTACGCGTTACCCGAATACGAATATATCGGCGTCGACTCCCAGGGTGATTTGCTTTTCAACGGTGCCGTGCCGCGCGTTAATCAAATACTTTTTTATGATGTTGGCGACGACATCGGGCGCGCCACAACCAACTCTGTTGGTACGTTCACGTTCACCTTGACTTGCACCTGGGTCACTGGGCCGTCGATCAAAACCTATTTAGGTATCACAACCGAAGCAGCAGACGACGCCTTCCTTGTCCAGTGCGCCGCAGCTAGCAACGCATTCGCATATCGCAGACGCATCGAGGCCGGCTATTCAGACTCACTTACGACTTCCCCAGGGGGAGACGCAACCCTCGGCACGCTGATGATCGGCGGCGCCTATTTCCGTCAGCGTTCGTCATACAACAATGTCGCCACTTTCGACGGTCTTGGGGTCGCCCCTTCCAACGGGATCAACCCGATGGTTATGCAGCTACTGGGAATCAACAGGCCGGCGGTCGCCTGATGGCTTACACCGATCTTTTCAACGAAGCAATCGGCGACCTTGCCGCCACCCTCGGCGCTATTTCCGGCTTGACGGTATACACCGACCCCCGTAACATTTCTGCGCCCTGCGTCTTTATTGACGCGCCACGTTTCACCGCTATCAACTACAACATCGTCAAAATGTCTTTTGATGTGAAGGTGATCGGCTCAGGCCCAGGCGACAAGTTCGCGTTACAAAACATTTTGAGCAAGGTCGCAGCAATCCTTTCCGCTAAGACTGGCACCCAGTCAGGGGCCCCTGGCGTAGCTTCAATCGGCGGCACCGAAATGCCTTGCTACGACATTGTTATAGACATTCAGGCCCAAACAAACTAATCCCACTATCACCCACTATTTTTTGCTAGACATATCCCAGACCTAACAGGAGACATTCACATGGCAACCACCACCCTTTTATCAGGAGTCAGCTGCACGATCGGCGGCGTTGATGTCTCCGATCAAGTCGCCACCGCCACGCTAACAATCGCAAAAGAAGCGCTTGAAAACACTTCGCTCGGTTCAACAGCGCGCACCTACACCGCCGGCTTAGAAACAGTCGAACTATCGTTGGAGATGTACAACAGCTACGGTGCCGGCGAAGTAGAAGCAACACTTTTCGCACAGTACGGCACAAGCGTCACGATCGTCATTTCGGGGACGACTTCTACGGTCGAGTCGCCAACCAACCCTGAATACACTTTGTCGGCAATGTATTTAGAATCTTTCACTCCGGTATCCGCATCGTACGGAACTTTGCAGATGGTCACCGCCGTCTATAAGGGTGGCCCGTCTGCGCGTGCCATCACCTAAAAATTTCATGGTCTCTCTCGACCCCGACTAAAGGACAAAATGAAAATCACATTAAAATACGACATAGGTGCCGGCGACGTCGAAGTCACCACACGCATCTCAACAATCATCGCATGGGAAACCAAATACAAGCAGAAAGCCGGCAGTCTTGCAGGTGGTATCGGCATCACCGATTTAGCTTTTCTTGCGCATCATGCGAGTGTGCAAGCCGGTCTTTCAGTGCCACTGTTACAAGCCGAGTTTGAAAAGAAACTGGAGTCACTCACCGTTGTCGATCAGCCCGATGACATAAACCCCACTCTGGCGGCTACCGACTAGCGTTGTGCCAGTTGTTAGTCGCCACCGGTTTTTGGCCGGACGGTATACTGTTTGACACCGATGACCTGGATACTGCGATTAGTCTATTAAATGACGAAAGGCGCCAGCGGTGACAACTTCAGCAAACATTAAAGTAGTCGGGGCCGGCGACACGATCAAGCAGTTGAACAAAATCGACCCGATGCTACGCAAAAAGTTCAACGCCGACGTCAAAGAAATTGCAGCGCCAGCAGTCGCCGCCGCTTCGAAGGCATACAAGTTTGTGCCTCTTTCAGGTATGGCCCGAAACTGGCAGCAGGGTGGGAACAAAAAGTTTCCGTTTGACATTGCTAAAGCCGCGCGTGGCGTGAAAGTCAAAATCGACACTTCGAGACGCGCCACTGCTTCAATCCTGATTATCCAAAACGATGCCGGTGCCGCAATCTTTGAAACTGCCGGTCGTGCAACTTCTAACAGGCTCGGCAATTCTCTCGGGTCGATACAGGCAGGCCGCACCCGACTCATCGGACCCGCGGTACATTCGCAAAAAACTGAAATCACTAGACAGATAACGCAGCTAGTAATCAAAGTTCAAAACGATATTCAGCGACTGGTGAAGTAATGGCCGTTTCGATCCCGATCATTTCCGAGTTCGACGGCCAAGGCATTAAAAAGGCGATGACTGGGTTCAAAAACTTGGAAGGCGCCGGCAAGAAGGCGTCATTCGCGATTAAGAAAGCGGCGATCCCTGCCGGTATTGCTATCGCCGCACTGGGTGCTGCATTGTTCGACGCGGCCAAAGGCGCGATGGACGACGCGAAGGCGCAAGAGATTCTTGCTACCGCGATCATGAACACTACCGAAGAAGGCGAAAAGGGTGTCAAGTCTGCTGAAGACTGGATCACCGCGCAAGGCAAACTCCTCGGCTTCTCCGATGACAAGCTGCGCCCAGCGTTCGCAAGGCTTGTCACTTCTACTCGTAACGTTGCAGAGGCACAAAAACTTGGCTCGCTCGCTATGGATATTGCGGTAGGCACGGGACAAGATTTAGCTACTGTCTCCGATGCACTTGCTAAAGCGTCGGTCGGTAACTACAAGGCGCTACAAAAAATATCGCCCGAATTGAAAGACATCATTAAAGAAGGCGCGTCAGCTGAAGAAATCATGAACATTCTCGGCGGCACGTTCGGCGGACAGGCTGCCACTGCTGCCGCCACTGCAGCCGGCCAGTTTGGGATAATGAAAGTGGCGTTAGACGAAACGAAAGAATCTATCGGCGCTGCACTACTGCCGGCGATACAAGCAGTCTTGCCGTTTGTCAAAAAGTTGAGTGACTGGGCCGCCGCGAATCCGCAAACGTTTCTTATCGTTGGTGGCGCTATCGCCGGTATCGCTACCTCTATCATGCTCATTAACGCGGCGATGGCGTTGAACCCTATTGGTGCGATCATCATCGGTGTGGGCGCCTTGGTTGCAGCCGTTGCTATTGCCTACAACAAGTTCGAGGGTTTCCGCAACATTGTGCGCAGCGTCGTAAACAGCGTCTCGGGTTTCCTTGAAACGATGGCGAACGCGTGGATAAAATCGTTCAACATAATTATTAGAGGCATGAACATTTTGAAGCCTGGTAAAGACATCGGCTCTATCGGCGAAGTTTCTTTCGGGACTATCGGCCCCGAAGCCCTGCCAGGGGCCAGCATGAACCTATACCAAAATATCCCTAAGTTAGCTGCCGGCGGAATTGTCAACAGCCCGACGCTTGCCTTGATCGGTGAACGCGGCCCCGAA